AAATTGATGAACTCCAGTTAGACAGGAAGCGCGACCTGCTTATCTCGGTTGGCGACCTCATCGACCGGGGAGCGCAAAGCCTTGAGTGTCTCGACCTCATCACCGAAAAGTGGTTCGCATGTGTTCGCGGTAACCATGAGCAGATGGCGATAGATGCGCTTGCCGGCCGAAATGTGGACCTCTGGTTTTACAATGGCGGTGACTGGTTTAACCGGCTCGATTATGAGCAGGAGATTCTGGCAAAAGCGCTGATTGCACGAGCCGGAAGCCTGCCATATGTCATTGAGCTGGAAACAAACGCCAAGCGCATTGTGATAGCTCATGCCGACTATCCTGACAACCAATATGAATTTGGTAAGGAAATTGACCTCCATGAAACGGTCTGGAGCCGAGAGCGTTTTGGCATGCTGGGCGAAGATATGGGAGACAAAATTAATGGCGCGGATGCCTTTTACTTCGGACATACGCCAATCCAGCGCAAATGGTCCCCTTTCAATCTGAACTACATCGACACCGGAGCCGTTTTTGGCAACCTGCTAACGATTGTCCAGGTGCAGGGAGGTGCCAATGGCTAAAGGCATAAAGCCGCCGAAGCCCCGTAAATGCCCCATCTGCTCCACCGAATACCTTCCCCGAAGTTCTCTCCAGAAAGTCTGCCACAACTTCAAATGCGCAATAGCCTTCAATCAGCAAAAAGAAGCTGAAAAGCTGGAGAAGGATGAACGTGCAAGTTTGCGAAAGCGCAAAGCAGACCTGAAGCCACTGAAGCATTGGGAAGACCTTACTCAGCGCGTCGTCAATGACTACATCCGGGAAAGGGACAGAGACCTTCCATGCATCAGTTGCGGAACGTGGGATACGGTTCAGTGGGAAGCGGGACATTACCGGTCGAGAGGCAAGGCATCACATCTCAGGTACAACGAAGACAATATCAATAAGCAATGTCATCACTGCAATACCGCGTTATCAGCCAATCAGCAGCAGTACCGTATATTCCTGATACAGAAAATCGGCCCTCAGCGCGTCGAGGCGCTCGAAAACAACAACAACCCACACCGATACACCAGAGAGGAACTGAAAGCGCTCAGAACGCATTTCAGCGCCTTGCTGCGTGAACTGAAAAAGCAAGCGGAGGCAGCATGACCAGAGAATACGTGAAGAAAATCCACTACCCATGCGAAACCGGAACGATTTTTCAGGGCGTTATTTTTGTCATTCGTCCACAGCACGCATCTGAACTTCTTGGAGAAGCGGACAGAGCGGCTGAGTTCTATCTGAACTACTTCCCATACGCAACACAGGAAGATATCCGTGAGGGTATTCGCTACAGCTTTGGCGGTCTTTACCTTACGGATGACCAGATTATCCGGGAGGCAGCATGACAGCCTGGCTAACCAGAATCCTCAACCACTTCGCACCTATCAATCCAGTACCACAGCCTGCTCATGTTCAGAGCTGGGATGCCAACCCGAAGAGGAAAAGACGATGAGCCTTGAAAGCACAGTACGCTTCCACTTTCCAAAGAGTCAGAGCTTTTCCGGTACGGCACCAAATACATCGCCTGACACCCTCACCGGCACTGATTACATCGCTGGCATGGGTATGACGATGGCTCGCGCTCCAATGGGATACAGCGCTTTTATGGGGAAAGTTGGGGTGAGCGAGAACGACGCCCGACGCGCCGTTTCCCTGTTAACTGAATATGCACTTCAAACCTGCGATAAGGTTGCAGCCTTACGCAAACTCGAAAGCGATATTAAACCAGCGGTCATGCAAACACTCGCAACTTATGCGTACATGGATTACTGCCAGAGTGCGGCCAGCGTTAAGCCGTGCGAGTGCTGCAAAGCCACGGGTTTTATTGATGCGGATGTGTTCACGATGAAGTCACGTTTCGGCACTCAAAGGCCGGGCGTGGTCACAGAAATTAAGCGGCTCGATGAGCCTCTGCCTGAAAATACCAGCTACCAGGTCAGAGATGTTGAGCGCATCCTGTGCCCCGAGTGCAAAGGGAAGTGCGTCGTGTCATCGGCGTGCAGGGATTGCAAGGGGCGAGGAAGAGCGGTGATGAAAGCTGAAAGCGAAAAGCAGGGCGTGCCGGTAATGGGGGATTGCAAACGTTGCGGTGGGCGTGGATATGAGCGCATTCCAGCAGTTGAGGCATTCCGGGCAATATGCGAGATAACCCAAAGCATCAGCCTGGCAACATGGGATCGAAGCGGGAAGCCTTTCTATGACCAACTCATCGGTAAGCTGGAAATTGAGGAGACATGGGCTAATGCAGCACTGATCAAGGTGACGGCATAGGAGGAAGAGGCCCACTCAGGTGGGCTTTTTAGTGTCAACCTGACATTGATCCGATATAGCTGTGGTTATATACTGAACTCACATCACCACAGGTGATAAGGAGGATGGTATGACACAGAAACGCGAAGTAAGAAGCAGTGATAAGCCGCGACAAACTGTACGGCGCTCTGCTGAGTACAAGGCGCGTCTGAGCGCTGCTGCTGCCATGCTTGCTGAAAAAATGGAAGAGAAGCGCAACGCATGGGATTCAAAATAAGCCGATCGCAAGCATTAACTGATGTTATTACTCAGTTTCCAGTAACAGCGTTGCCCATTGAAGAATTTGAATCATATAAACGGGAATGCGTCGATTTCGATGATATTCCCGCCCCGCCTATTCATGTCCAGTTGAAACACCCTGCCCATATAGAAACTATCGGCCGCGACAAGTTAATGGAGCGCCCTGTGGAAGCGCGTGGTGAGGATTTGCATCACGTTCATATATGGCAGGAGGGATGTTGCTGGGAGGATGAAGATGGGCTTCTTGTCCAGTGGGCCTCTACCAGCGACAGCTATGTCGTTTATTCATATTTTATCGACATGGACAGAGATCATCACTTCTATGTGATTGATTATTGTAACGATAAGGCGCACGCGCTGATTGAGGATAAACGGCAAGTTGCCGAGTGGACGAGGCAGGCAAAAGAATTCAAGATTCAGAACATCTAACCCACCGTCAGGTGGGTTTTTTCTTGGAAATTTCTTCTATCTTCAGGCTCAGCTCCAATCCAGCCTGAATCATGGCTTTTTTTGTTGCTTCTTCAGTTAGCTGCGCCACTCGCTCATCAAAGGATGCCAAAACCTCTTGATACGATTCTGGAAGTTCTTTCCGGTTATCCAAGACCTGTGCTTTTAGTTTCCCGTTTTCTTCATCACGGTTGGCGTCATCAATCGCGTCCTGAAGTATTTGTACGATCTCTGAGTTCATCGACCTGCCGTTGCGCTTGGCGCGCTCGGTAATAGCATCCCTAAGCTCGTCAGGCATCCTCAAACCGAATGGTGCAATATTTCTCATACCCTTCATGTGATTGCTCTAATAAATTCTGATATCACAGTGTAATCATAAAAACCCTTGACATGATAGATACACGGTGAAATCATTACACCGTGATATCTAATTGCTAACGAGGTGAAAAATGGGTGATGTTTTGTACACGGGCCGCAAGAGCGAGAACTTCATGTTGCGCCTGCCTGAGCGCATGAAAGAAGAAATTCGCCGTTTGGCAGAAATGGATGGAATTTCGATTAACTCTGCGATTGTGCAGCGCCTGGCTAAAAGCCTGCGTGAGGATCGAGTGAATGGTCAGTAAAAACAGCGAAGCCCCAACTGCGCTAACAGTCAGGGCCTCTATGCCGAATAAACCGTCTCACAGGAATATTGACATGAACATTGTAGCGAAATCAGACATGAACTTCCACGGTATCAACCTGACGCCGGTTACAGATATGTCAGGTATCTGGCTGACATCTGCGGATGTTGCAAAAGCGCTTCACTACAACAGTACCAAATCAGTGACCAACCTCTTCAACCAGTATAGCGATGAGTTTTCCCCCGGAATGACAATGGTCATTGAATCAGTGACCAATGGAATCAACGGCACATCACGCCGCATGAAGGTGCGTGTTTTTTCCCTTCGAGGCGCTCACTTGCTGGCAATGTTTGCCCGTACGCCGGTAGCGAAAGAGTTTCGTCGCTGGGTTCTCGACATTCTGGATCGCGAAGTTGAACACTCACCAATAGCCAAACAATTCAGCGACGAAGAGATCGTGCACCTCTGCTTTATGCAGCTGTGGATGGATAAAGCCCAGCGCATGAGCAAGGCGCTTTACCCCCCGATGAAAGAGCTGGGTTCAGCATTCTCCGGAACGCTTTACGACATGGCGCATGAAACTCGCTTTTTCACTGAGCCAGCAAAAGCAGCGCTTCTTCGCGAGGCTGAACATCTCGACAAAAACAATCGGGCAGTCATGAATGCAGAAGGGATGCTGAAAAGATTACGCGGTATCGGAGCGATTCACTGATAGGCGCACAGGACGGCGCAAAAAGAAAAACCGCCAGGTAGGACTGGCGGTCTCAACAACTAAGCAGAAGGAATCACTTAATGCTTACAGGTAATTTAGCAGTACAGAGTGAAGTTGTCACTATGACGAGCCTGGAAATTGCTGCGTTAGTCGGCAGTCGCCATGACAACGTAAAGCGAGCCATTGAAAGACTGGCTGCCGCTGGCGTGATATCCCAACCTCCATTGGAGGATGGGGAAAAGTCGGCCAATGGCGTCGTGACGAAGGTGTATGTTTTTGAAGGTGAGCAAGGAAAGCGTGACAGCATTGTTGTGGTTGCGCAGTTGTCGCCAGAGTTCACGGCAAAACTGGTTGACCGCTGGCAGGAGCTTGAAAAGCAAATCGCCGCACCTGTCTTCGACCCGGCTCGTGCGCTCAATGATCCGGTGTTTCTTCGCAATGCATTGCTGGAATACACAGAGAAGGTTGAGCATCTTGAGGTAGCCAACAAAGACCTCACAACTAAAGTTGAGAGCATGGAGAACCTTTTCAAAGAAGGTATGACCCCAACTCAGTTCTGCAAAATGCTGAATGGTGTGAACGTCATGCTGGTTTGCCGGTTCCTTGAAAGCCGTAAGTGGCTTTATAACGAAAGCAAAAGCAGTACCCGCTGGCGTATCGGGAACTATGCCCGCGACAAATATCTGACTGAGCACCAGAGTAAAATTAGCGTTCATGGCGGTGAGGACTTCATTAAATATACGCCAGTGCTACTCCACAAAGGCGCTGTTCGCCTCTATCAACTGTACCTTAAAGGTGAATTGCCAATGAAGAACACCTGGAACGGTGAGCACAGTCACGATAAGCAACTGATGGTTAAATAATTTAATACGCTCACTTTTGAGCTCATCTACCCAACCCGCTTCGGCGGGTTTTTCTTTATGGTCGATAAATTCACAAGTCATTTTATCGTGGGCTATTTACTTTTCAGGAAACTGGGGATATGATTCCCAACAGTTGAAGTTGCGTCCTGTTGTTTAAAACGTAAACTTAAAGAGAAAATCAGTTCATCACTCAGTGATAATTAAAGCGCCTCCGGTCTCACCAACCGAGAGGCGTTTTTTATTTCTACGGTGGATCAGTTTTTAACTGCTGTTGAACCCGGGTCAGATTTCGACTGCTGACCCTCACCAACAGTGCCAAATCTCAAAATCAGGCACTTTTGCGATTGTCTGAGATAACACATTCAAGGCCAGCCACAGAGCTGCCTTTTTCGTTTTCGCCACTGCCAATCAATGCGACCTCATCGGATTTCCCTAAGTGGCAGATGGCGACTTTTCTTCTAACAGCAATGGGCCGGTCTTACCGGGTTGCCGGAGACGGCTATGGACTTTGATTTAGATAATCTGAAAACGGCTGGGTTGGGATTGGGGGCGGCTTTGTCAGTCGGCCTGAATGGATGGCTGGCATTTGGGAGAACGTGGGTCAGAACCAAGGCCAGCAATGCTAACGACAGCCAGCAGATCAACATGCTCCAGTTCCTTAGCGATCAGGTTAAAGAGCTAAAGACTGAAAACACGCATTTGCGGGACGAAATAGAAGAACGTGACCAGAGAATCCGGGAGTACTGGAAAACCATCACCGAAACTGAATCACGTCTCCAGATTGTTGAAAGTCAGCTTGAAGCACTTAAGCAGCAGAATGAGTCTCTCCGGGAAGAACTTCGGGAGTTGGTTGCGGCAAGCACCAATATGAGCTGCGAGCTTGCTCGAATTAAAAATGCAGAGAGGATGCCGAGATGAATATCAAACGGACTCCCGACGAACTATCTATCACCTGGCGAATGTGGATTGTTATTTTCGCTACTGCCTTCGGTATCTACGCTGGCGGTCTGACGTCAGGTTACATGATTGCCAATGCAAAACACGAAACCAGTCAGGCGAAAACGCTTAAAAGCGTAGACAAGAAATTAGACCAGTTGCCAGCTAAAACCGCCGCAGCCGTAAAAGAGGATGATCACAAATGAGCCAGATTATCCCAATACTGAATTTTGAAGAGGGATTCAGGGCGAGAGCTTATATCGATTCGGAAGGCTATCCGACTATCGGAACTGGTTTTCTGATTGGCCCAAAAGGTGCGGCAATAAGCAATTATACTTTCACCCTCTCGAAAAATGTCTCGGATGTCTGGTTACAGGAGCTTATAGACAGCAAATCAGCTGATATGAGGCTTAACCCATCCATCTATGCAGCCCTTAAGCAATGCAATCCTGCCCGCTCTGACATTCTCCTTAGTATGTGTTATCAGCTTGGCGTGAATGGGTTGGCTGGGTTTAAAAACACATTAGCAATGATTGCGGCCGGAAATTTCACTGGGGCGGCTAACGGAATGCTTAACAGTCTGTGGGCGCGCCAAACCCCACAAAGAGCACAGAGGCATTCTGACGTGATGAAAACGGGCACATATGACATCTACAAGGGGCTGATATGATTTTCGTCTACATCCCTCTCATTGTGCTTTTCGCAATCATTGTCCTGCTGCTGATCCGCAAATACACCAGTCTGGAGTTCGTCGAACATGCCCGGCTTCTGTGGAAAGCATGGTCAGTCTGGCTTGGTGGTGTAGGTGCTGTGATTGGTGCTGCACTTCTCCAGTTCCCGGATGCGGCACTGAATGCCTGGAACATGCTTCCGCCTGACCTGAAAGGCTTCATTCCCCCGCATATTCTCGGCTACATCAGCCCAGTACTGATGGGTATGGCTGTTGCTGCTCAGTATGTACGCCAGCCAAAGCTAAAAGACCGCGTTGACGAAATGAGGAATCAGCAATGACAGAGATTCTATCGCTGCTGTCAGGTGGCTGGACGTGGATTATCGGTATTGCTGGCATAGCACTGACGCTCGTCCTGAGCTACTTCGGCGGCAAGAAGTTTGGCACTGTTCAGACTCAGGCAAAAGCAGATGTAGCTGCGGCGCAGAAAGAACAGCAACAAGCTGAACAGGTAGCGGCCAAACAGGCTGAAATCGTTAAGGTGGTGAAGGATGTTGAACAGAAGAACAATTCTGCTTCTGATTCCGCTGCTCGTGACAGCATGCGCTCAGGAAAATACTACTCCAAAGACTGAGTATGTTTACATCGACTCAGCCTGCACTGCCTTCTCCCCCATCATCACCCACGGTAAAGACCCTGATGTCATGGATATTCGCACGGTCAAAGCGATAAACACATTCAACGATACCTGGGACAAGCTGTGCGGAGACAAAAAATGAATATCCTGAAACGAGCCTGGCAATGGCTCTTCACTAAACACCAGAAGGAAAGCACTGTGACTGATACTGCTGCAATCTCAACCGATACAACCACGACCGATGCGACTGATTCCGTGGTGGCAAATACCGCTGATACCGCAAATCCTGCCGACACAACTGCAACCACCACGACTACCACGGTAACCACCGATGACAGCGTGCTGGATGAAGTGAAATCTCTCCTGGTCAAAATCGGCCACGATGTCGAAAGCGAGTGGGATGAAGTTGTCGCTCTGGCAAAAAAACTCGTAACCAAATCTGCAAGCTAAGGAAAAATCATGTCCCTGAGCGTTTCTATGACATCTGCCGAAATTGCCGCACTGGTCAATAAATACGATGACCTGAAATCTGCCGTTCTGGCTAAGTACCTTTCCGAAAATACCCCGGAACTGGTCATTACTGATCTGGTGTCAGAGTCTGCATCTGAAAATTCTAATATCGATGTATCGGAAGATGTTGCGGCTGCCGATGTAGCAACTGCCTGACAGCATTGCAAAGCTCATCTGAATGGTGGGCTTGATAATGCTGTGCAGCCAGCAGAAGTGTCGAGCGCCTCACCGAGCCATGCGACCAAAAATAAAGACTCTGAATCGGTCTTAATTTCTCATCATGTGGGCGGATCTCTCCCCATGTAAATGCGCCTCTGTGTTTTAGCAATGAAGGCTGCCAGTGCTGAATAAGCCTGGATACTCCTCGGCCCGAGCGTACAGAAAAAGGTGAAAGAGATAAGGGAAGGTCTTACCTGCGTATCCTCCTTTGCGCAGGGTTCGCCTTTCATGCCGCAAACGACAGGCGGTCCCGAAGTAGGTCGTGGCAACCCGGAGAGACGGTAACTTTCAGGATGTGTTATGGAAAAAATAATTCTCTATTACGAATTGCGGGCCACAGTTCGCGATCACGTTGGCAAATACGAAACGCGAAACGAAAAGTTGCTTGGCACTGTAGACCAGCCTTACCACGCAATCAGCAATGGCTTTTTGAATTTCCGGGATGGTGATGATACTAAAGGTATTGCACTGACAGATATCCACAGTTACTGCTTCAGGCCCGTATTCAAAGAGTAAGCAAACCAGATACCGATGAGGCTGCCATCAGGCGGCCTTTTTTGTACCCGCAGTAAATCAATCGCGCACTCGCGTGCGTATCTCAATGAGAGCTTTCCGTAGTGTGGGCCTGAGGCAGGGTGGTGGATTTCATCGTTCCGCTCTCAGCTACCCATGCCTACGCGAGCAGGCTCACACCACAGAAAGGTAAATACGATGAGTAACATTATCCCGATTGAGTTCGAAGGCCACTCCATGCGCTTTTATCAGGATGGATGGATTGATGCCACTGTGGCCGCAGCCAAATATGGCAAAGAACCAGCCCAGTGGTTGCGACTACCGGAAACTATTCGTTATATCGAAGCGCTAGAAAGTAGATATGGGAAAATCACATATGTAAAAACAAGCCGCGCTCGCAAGGATCGCGGTGGTGGCACTTGGCTTCATCCCAAACTTGCAGTCAGATTTGCCCGCTGGCTTTCAGTTGATTTCGAGATTTGGTGTGATGAGAAAATTGATGCGATTATTCGTGGTGTCGCTGCGCCGGTCGATGATGACCGTATCAAGGCGATCTTCCTGCTCAGTGAGTCCGTCCCGTGGGAGAAACGCTTTAGCGATCCGTTTTACTCTGCACTTTTCAAAATGTCAGGACTGCCAAGGCACCGGCCAAACCGCAGGCCAGCATTGTTTGGAATGATCAGCGCTAAGTGGGTATACGGCCCAGTTCTCCCCGCTGAGGTTTACGCTGAAGTTAAATCACGCCTCGCTGCTGGCGAGAAAATTCATCAGCACCTAAAGCCCGATGCATTAACTATGGTCGAGCACCAAATCATCGCTTTGACTGGTATCGCCAATGGCTGCTCTGACTATCGTGATTTCGAAGCGCGCTGCATGGCTGCATTCCCGGTCAAAGGGCAGATGAAACTACTTTACGCTGCGGCATGAGGTGAATATGAGCCCTTATTCACCAGAAAAATTCCCCATGACACGGCGGGTATGTGAAGAATTCGTTATCAGACAAACCAGTATCCACCGCAGGCCGGTATATAGATCGGCTTATGGCGACATATTGATAGATGCTGACTGCCTAGCATCAATGCTCACGTCATATTTTATGGCTGATGACATGGATGCGGCCGCAGTGGAATTGAAATTCTTCCAAATGCTGGATATCTACAACCTGGATAAGCCTGAGTATTTTGCCACTATCGGGAAGTATGAGGGTCTGAAGAAACGCGCCATAGATGAGATAGCTGAAATTCTCGACTACTACGCATCCAAGGTTGCAGATGGCAGCCTTCCAGCTCACTGATAATACCGAGAGCCACTTTCACAACGGCTTTCATCCCAATGCCTGTTTTCGAGCAGGCATGATGATGGAAACAGATTTATTCACTACATAATCCACAGAATGCAGAATCTGGGCTGATGCCGCCCTGTGACGGATTCTCATTTAATAGCAGGAAGTTCTGATATGGCAACGTGCGAACTGTATTACCGCATAGAAATCAGGAAATGGATGAAGCCACTAATCATCCTGGCTGCACTGACCCGATGGGACTGGCTGATCAAGAAATGCATAAAAGTGAGTGCAGCAACAAAATCCGCAAGGGGATAATGATGGCAAACCTTCGTTTCGACACCTTCAGCCAGGGCGAGAAAAGCACTCTGATATCAGCCCTGATGCATTTCAGGGAAGAGATGAGCGCAAATAACGCCCTTGGAGATGATGAAACAGGAGAGGGAATACGCATCGGATATCTCAACCACTGCATTATTCTCCTTAATGAAATCGCTAAATTGAAGAAGAAAACATAAATGGCAAAGCTCACCGACAAGCAAGAGCTGTTTGCCCGTGAGTACCTGAAAGATTTAAATGCTACGCAAGCAGCTATCAGGGCGGGCTACAGTGAAGGATCTGCTGCGGTTCAAGGCTGCGAAAACCTTACAAAACCTAATATTGCCAAACGCATTGCGGATCTTAAAGCTGACCGCAATGAAGAGGTAGGAGTCGACGCTGCTTACGTACTTCGCCGCCTGGTTGAGATTGACGCAATGGATGTGCTCGACATCCTCAGAGACGATGGCGGCTTAAAGCCAGTAAGTGAATGGCCGAAAGTTTGGCGCACGACCCTGAGTGGTTTTGATGTGCTGACCACCGTAACTAATTTCGATGAAACGACCATCGAAAACATCCTTAAAAAAATCAAATGGCCGGACAAGGTCAAGAACCTTGAGCTGCTGGGTAAGCACATCAGTGTAATGGCGTTCAAAGAGCAGTCAGCGCACGAGCATACCGGCAAGAATGGCGGACCGATTGAAGTTGCCACATTAACGAAAGACGAATACAAGGCTGCACGGCGGGAGATGTTGGAGGATGACGACTGCTGAGCAAAAAGCCTATGCGCGGAAGTTAGAGTGCGAGGAAGACGGCCTGTATTTTGCGCGTTACTTTTTCAAGCAGCGCACCGGCGGCAAAATGATTGTCGCACCACATCATAAAGTCATCCAGGAAACACTCGATCGCGTAATCGCCGGAGAAATTACCCGACTTGTTATCAACGTTCCGCCTGGCTACACCAAAACCGAACTTGCAACCATCAACATGATGAGCCGTGGGCTGACGATTAACAACCGCGCCCGGTTCATGCATCTGTCGTACTCGCATAACCTTGCTTTGCATAACTCATCAACGGCGCGCGGGCTGATTAAATCGCAGGCATATCAAAGCATGTGGCCTATGGCCCTGCGGGATGATGCTGACAGTAAGGCGATGTGGTGGAATGAATTTGGTGGTGGTGTGTATGCATCATCGGCTGCTGGGCAGGTTACCGGCTTTCGAGCCGGTCATATGGAACCCGGCTGGCAGGGCGCATTGATTATCGATGACCCGGTTAAGCCTGATGACGCTTATAGCGAGACAGAAAGGGAAGGCGTAAACAACCGCTTTAACGAAACCATCAAATCACGTCTGGCGATTGAAACTACGCCGATGATCGTCATTATGCAGCGCATCCACTATCACGACCTCAGCGGATATCTGTTGCGTGGCGGCAGCGGCGAGATGTGGCACCACCTGAATCTTCCGGTCATCATCGACAACAGCACCAGTTACGATGAGCAGTATCCGGAGCATACACACGCCATACCCGTTGACCACGGACTTCCTGATGGATGGCTCTGGCCGTTCAAGCACAATGAATCTCACCGAACAGCGCTTTTCTCTCACAGGCGCACGGCAGATGCGCAGTACATGCAGAAGCCGCGTCGGTTTAATGCTGAGGGTGCTTTGTGGTCGGAAACTTTAATTGCCGCCTCTCATGCCATGCGCATTGAGGATGATGTTGCCCGCACCGTCATAGCGATTGACCCACAGGCAACCAACAGCGACGAGAGTGATGAAACAGGCATTGTGGCCGCATCATCTTATCGGGGTGGCAAAGACCGACTGTACAGCGTAGATGGTGATTACAGCGGGAAGTACAGCCCAAACGGTTGGGCCAGAAAAGCTATGGATGCCTACGCAACCCATGAGGCTGATGCGATTGTCATCGAAACCAACCAGGGCGGCGATATGGCTGAGGAGACTCTCAAAAATGCTGGATTCAATGGTCGTATAATTCGTGTACATGCCAGTAAAGGTAAGTATTCACGCGCCGAGCCAATATCTGCCCTCTATGAGCAGGGTAAGGTTTCCCATCGGGGGAATCTCTACACGCTTGAAAATCAGCTGATGGAATACGTGCCAACAACAGCAAAGAAATCACCTGACCGCCTGGATGCGATGGTTTATGCGCTCACTGAACTCAGTGGCGGAACTGGCGGTTTCAACATGAATCCCAACCTGGTCAAACAGGCGCAGTCACGAACCCTACCGAATAACCCACGTCGATAAGAAAATTATGGCTCAAAGACAAAGACGCCGTGCTGGAAATCGGCAGGGTGGCGCACGCGCCGAACGCAAGCCTCTGGTTTCGTCTGTCGCGTTGCGCGAGAAGATTGAGAAGCAAGGATATATCCCGACACCTAGCGAGATTAAGCAGCTGTATGGCCCCGCTAAAACGCTGGGAGCACCGCAAAGCGCTCAGCTGGCAATGGACCATCAGCTGGAATCAACAGGCGCTTATACGCTTCTACAGCACGCCTTTCAGATGGGCCAGTTCCCCAATTTAGGGCCGAGCTTCATGGGATATGCGGCTCTGTCATCTCTGACGCAGAACGGGCTTATCCGTGCTTGCGTGGAAACTGTCGCTGATGACATGACGCGCGAGTGGATTGAAATAAAAGCCACGGACAGCGATGAAGATGGTGATGATTCTGATGAGAAGAAAGCCATCGAAGAGGCGATGATTGATTACCGTGTGCGGGAAATCTTTCACAAAGCTGCTGAGTTTGATGGCTACTTCGGTGGTTGCCTGATTTTCATCGACACCGGCGTTGATGGTAAGCAACTCCTGACACCGCTGGATATCAGCAATAAATCAGCTGAACTGAAAAATTTTAAGCGCTTCACCATCATTGAGCCGATTAACGTTTTCCCTGGCACCTACGAATCAACAGACCCGCTCAATCCGCGCTACTTCGTGCCGGATACGTGGTGGGTGCTCGGAAAGCAGGTCCACTCAAGCCGCCTGATTCGCATCGTGGGCGATGAGTTGCCGGTGATTCTGAAGCCGACATATAACTTCCTTGGCATCCCGCGTGCGCAGATTCTGTACGACTACGTGCTGCATTTTCAGGATGCCCGCATGGCATCGTCACGACTTCTGGAGAAATTTTCCCTGAAGGTGCTGAAGACGAATATGCAGGACATTCTGACGAACCCAAATGCAACCAGCGGGCTTGACGGTCGTCTGTCATATCTCACGGCGTTTATGAGCAATGACGGCGTGTTTGCCATCGATAAAGATATGGAAGACTTCGTTAACGTCAATGTGCCAATCAGTGGCGTTACTGACATCGTGCGGCAGCAACTTGAATTCATTGTGGCGATTAACCGCACTCCGGCTGTCAAGCTGATGGGTATATCCCCGGCAGGCTTCAATACCGGTGATGCAGATATCAAAAACTACAACGACCACATCTCCACGATGCAGGAAAAATTGTTCCGCGCCGGACTCCAGAAGGTGCTGGATATCATACAGATCGTGAAGCTGGGCGTTTACGACAAATCCGTAAGTTTCACATTCCGCAGCCTGAATGAAGATGATGATAAGGCAGCAGCAGAAACGCAGCAGGTCAAAGCTCAGACTCGTCAGATTTATCTCCAGGAAGGTGTGGTTAGTCCTGAAGAAGTAAGGCAGGCGATAGCAGCTGACCCTGACAGCGGATTCAGCAATATCGATGTTGATGCTTTACCGGAAGGCGATAATGGCGAAGAAACCGAGATCGAAAACGGCGGCGGCAACCCGGGCGAATATCGGCCTGGAAATCGAGTACCGGAAAAAACTCCAGAGACTGGTTAAAGAGATGAGCGATTCGGTTGAGTACTGGCTCGGTGCTGAGTACTGGCGCAACGAATCGCAAATTGTTGGCGATGATTCTCCGGCGAAAGCGGTCGGCAAGAAGCTGCTCTCGGTCATGGCATCATGGCGTGAGAAGTTCGACCAGAAAGCTGAGTCGATTGCGCTATGGTTCGTGCGCCGATCCAATGCCTATGCCAGCACCTCAGTAGCCAATAAGCTGAAAGCGCAGGGCATGAGCGTTTCAATGCGCATCACGCCTGAAGTTCAGAACGTCCTCGACAGCATTTACGAAACACAGGTCAGCCTGATTAAGTCGATTCCGGAACAGTATCTGACACAGGTCAGCGTGCTTGTACAGGAGAGCGTTTCACGTGGGCGTGATGTTGGCTATCTGAAGAAAGAATTGCAGGAGCGTTACGGCATTACTGAGCGACGGGCAAAAGTCATTGCCCGTGACCAGAACGCCAAAGCATCGAATGCCATTTCTATGGAGCGTAACCTGCAGGCGGGAATAACACACGGCATATGGGTGCATCGTGCCGGTGGCAGCAAAACGTTCCGCCACTCGCATGTGAAGATGAATGGCACTGAATTCGAGCTGAGTAAGGGCTGCTGGGATGACCACGAAAAACAGTGGGTAATGCCAGGTGAAAAAATAAACTGCAAATGCGAGTTCCGCCCCGTCATTAAATAGGTCACTTCGGTGGCCTTTTTTATTGCCTGAAGAAAGGTAAACGCAATGCCAGTACACAAAAAAAACGGCATGTGGTGGTTCGGTTCGCAAGGCCCGTTCTACACAAAAACAAAAGCCGAAGAAGTTCAGCGTGCTGCATACGCAAATGGCTACACAGGTGACAGTGCAATTGCGCTCGACAAAACAATGAGTCGCCGTCGCATTGACGAGAATGGTTATCTCCACGTTACACAGACGCACCTCACGAAAGAGCAGGTAGCACCTTATTTCGGCAAAGAGATTCCAGGCTGGGAACAGCTCGGGCTTGAGCCGGAAAAGGTTTACTACGGATATCGTTCGGGAGAAGAGCTGGAGAGAGCAAAAGATACCTTCAACGGGATGCCGCTGCTGATTATCCATAAACAGGATTCAGCACATGCTCCATTGAAAGAGGAACGCGTCGGCTCGATTGGCACTACGCCAGTCTGGGATGCTCCCTATCTCGACAACGCACTCACCGTGACAGACCAGAATGCCATCAGCGCTATTGATGATGGCTCACTCCGCGAAATCAGTTGCGGGTATTTTTTCGAGCCGGATTTTACCCCCGGCGAATTTAATGGTGTTCACTACGACTTCGTGATGCGCAACATCCGGGGAAATCACGTGGCACTTGTCAAAGAGGGACGCGCCGGGCCGGACGTCTCCGTTCACGATGGCCTGCCATCAAAACTAAAGGTGCAAAAAACAATGCAACTTAACCGCAAACAGGTGGCTGTGCGTGCGGCGCTGGCTACTTTCTTAATGCCGCGCCTCACCGTGGATGCAGCGCCCGCGGAACTGACCAAGCTGGTCGGCTCTTATAAAAAACCTGCCAGCCTGGCTAAAGCTGTGTCACGTCAGTACAGCCCAAAACTGGCGCAGGACATGGAAATCGAACCGGAAGAACTGGCCGAGCTGATTGAAGCCACTGAAGGTGTTGTTGAGCCGGATGAGATGCCTGATGACATTACCGATCCGGCTTTCGATGAAGACAATGCAGCAGAAAGCCTGAAGGCAATGCTTGAGGGTAAAGTGCCTGATGAGTTGCTTTCCAAGCTCCTGGAATGCCTGAGCGCTCCGGTAGGCGATGAAGCCGAAGAGGCTGCCCGCAAAGAAGCTGAGGCTGCTGCTGAAGCAAAAGCCAAAGAAGAGAAAAAAGAAGAGGCAACTATGGATGCCAACGCTATTGCGTTGAAGGCTCAGAACGATGCTATGGCTAAGTTCCGCAGCCTCAACGAGGCCGGCCGTAAAGTTCGCGATCTGATTGGTGAAGTTGATGTCATGGCGTTCGACAGCGCTGAAGACATCTACGGCCACGCCCTGAAACAGAAGGGTATTAAGGTCAAGGATTACGACAAGGCGGCCTACAAGGGCATGGTTGATATGCTGGCGGCAAACAAGCCGTCAACCATCACGACTCCTGTGCATGACCACGCACCGGTTCAATTCGACGGTCAGTTTGCTGGCCTCAAGAACATCAAAATTTAAGGCGAGGCACTGACAATGGGTCTTCAAAAACAGGTAGGTCTCTACTACTCAGGTGCGGTTGCAGGTGATCCGGCTTCCGAGAACCCGCGCATCTACCGCCCAAAAAATCCGCAGGCTGAAGGCATCGTGACCGTGGGTAACTTCGTGTTCGAAGGTACAGACCCGCTGGCGCAGGTTTCTGCATCCGGTTCGGTTGTGGCTGGCTTTGTTGAGCGCGTAATTAACTATTACAACTTCACACTGACCTCTGGCGCGACCATGCAGATTCCGGATGGCACCAACATCACGGTTGGTATCAAAGGTGACTGGTATGCAGCATATGACCAGTCAGCAGCCCCGACACTCGGTCAGGCAGCTTTTGCTTCAACCACTGATGGCAGCATCACATTTGATGATGTAGGCGCTACCGTAGCAGGTCATGTTGAAACCGGATTCCTCGTAAAAGAAGTGCGCGAAGAAGATGGTCTGGTCATGATTTCCAACTACACCACCGCAACCGCTTAAACACTGAATTATCCGCCCACGACTGACACTGCTTAAATCGCGGTGGGATTTGTCGTGCGCGGATGGAGACCAAGATGAATATTACTTTCGATCAGGCGAAGCAATACGGCTTCAACTTTCCTGGTGCGCGCGAGTGGGTTACGCAGGACAACATGCCTCGCATCATCCAGGATGCCGCACTAATCACCCAGGCTAACAGCACCGTGCCGGCTGAGTATCTGGCGTACATCGACCCGACTGTCGTTGAGATCATGACGGCACCGCGTAATGCGCGTGAGCTTTTCTCAGAAGAAAAACGCGGCGACTGGACCACGCCTTATTTCAAATGGCGTGCAGATGAAATCGCGGGCAACACCGCGCCGTATTCTGATTACGGTCAGTTCGGTATGTCGAACTTCAACAGCGAATGGCATGTCCGCGAGCAGTATCGTTTCCAGACCATCATCCAGTATGGCGATCTGGAACAGGACATGTCTTCACAGGCCAAAGTGAACCTGGCCGCGTCGAAACAGCGTTCAGCGGCAACCACCATCGACATCGATGCCAATAAATTCTATCTGCTGGGTGTTTCTGGCAAAGAGATTTATGGCGTGCTGAATGACCCCAATTTACCGGCCGCTGTGACGCCGATTTCGGTTGGCGGTCAGACTGCGTGGTCAGCGAAGGATGCCATTGCGCGTTACAACGACGTGATCAAGGTGTTCACTCAGCTAACCACTCAACTGAATGGCCTGGTTGATGAGAAGTCACGCCTGAAAATTGCGATGTCTCCGGCAACCCGAACCCTGCTGGCAGCGCCAACCAGCCTCGGTCTTACCACCATGAAAATGCTGGAAGACTATTTCCCGAATGCGGAGTTTGTATCCCTCCCGCAACTGGGTGCGGCATACGCACCGGCAGCAGCAGAAACCATCATGATTATCGCGCCTCAGGTTCTGGGTAATCAGTCTGGCCTGCTGGGCTTCGGTGAGAAAATCCGCATGGGTCGCGTTATCGCAGAGCTGTCATCGTTCAAACAGAAAGTGACCGGCACAACCTACGGTGGCGTCATTAAGGTGCCAGCGGCCGTCGCTCAAATGACTGGTATCTGATATGGGCCGTCCACGCAAAATCACAGCCTCTGAGGAGGCTGTTTCTTCACAAGGAAACATCATGTCTGCAAACAAAGTTCACGTTCGTCTCAACCATCCGCATGGCATGGTGTTTGATCTGAAAGATGGTCGCAAGGTTTCACTGAAAGGTAGCGCATTCGACCTGCGTGGTGCTGAGAAAGGCATTTTGCCCGTAGGTTTCTTTGGCTCTACTGTGATTGATGCGAACGACTGGGAAGAAATTCAGGCGACTTACGGCACGATGCCCCACTTCCGTAACGGCACGCTGTTTGCAGAAGCGGATGCAGCGAGCGCCAACGATCATGCCAAAGATAACTCAGAACTTCGTCATGGTCTTGAGCCGGTTGATGTCAAAAACGACAAAACCATTCAGACCAAAGAAGTCGAAGAGAATGAGGCCGCCTGATGGCAATCGTTACTTTTAACAGTGACGAATTCCTCCAGATTTACCCTCGTTTCAGCGGCGTGCTGAATGCTGCACAGTTGCAAAATGCCTTCGATACAGCCTGCCTAATTCTGGATAACACCAGCGGATCTCCGGTGCCTTATGACCCTGTAAAGGGAATCAACGACCGGAAAACGCTGCTCTATATGCTTACCTGCCATCTGGCTACGGTAGCCGTGTGGGGCGATAACGGTCAGGCAGGGCCGGTATCTGGCGCAACTGAGGGGTCTGTGAGCGTATCGTTCTCAATCCCGGATGCGACTAATGCTTCGTGGTTCAGGTTAACGCCTTGCGGTCAGGCATACTGGCAGGCAACGAGGAAGTATGTCGTTGGAGGCCGTTATTCAGCCCGTACCTACGCACATCCCTGGGGATAATTTATGGCTACTATCTCAGGTGGCGACAAACTGGAGCAGGTGCTAAAGGCCATTGGTGACAACATGCGGGTGCAGATGAATGTCGGTATTCTCGAAGGGGCAACCAACGAGGATACTGGCGAGAAAATTGCCCCGTATGCTGCCGCTAATGAGTACGGCACTCTGCATATCCCGGCGCGCCCATTCATGCGCAATACGGTCGCCGAACACTCGGCACAGTGGGCGCAGACACTGGGCAAGCTTGTTGAAGGACAGACAAAGAATGCAGGTGGTGTAGAAAAGGCATTCAACGTCATGGGGACGCTTATGGTACAGGATATCCGCGATACCATTGAGCATTCTGTTCCTCCTCCAAACGTCGCCGCAACCGTTGCAGCCAAAAGACGCAAGGGAAGGGCGAAGCCTGACCAGACGCTTGTAGATTCCGGCTCAATGCAGAGGGCAATCGACTTCGAAATCATCAAAACAGAAGCGGCCACCTCGTTTTCCTGGTGGAATCCGCTGACATGGTTTGGCAGGTAACAGATGAACCTACATCAGATTGTGTCAGGGGCTATATCCAGCGTTAACCCGTTTATCGATGCACAGATAAACGTTTTTGCTGGAGAGACTGAAAATGCGTCCGGGGTCGTGACTCCATCATATGAAGTCGTTGATGTTACCGGCCAGCTACAGCCGGTTGCATGGAAAGACCTTCAACAGCTTGATGGGATGAACATTACTGGCGTGAACAAAAAGTTTTACGTCAACGGCAACTACTCAGCCATCAGCCGCATTACCGGTAGTGGTGGAGACTTCATCATCATTGATGGCAAAAAATGGATGATCCCCTGTGTGCTTGAATTATGGCCTGACTGGTGTGCACTGGCCCTTCGGGAGCAACTATCGACATGACATCATCCATTACACCCGTAATGGATAGTCTGTTTACCGCGCTTCGCGCTTTCCTGCTTGACCACCTTGAGTTAACCGCCTGCCGACAGACCCAGCAGAACAGCACCGCAATGCCAACCGGAAATTTTGCGATGATGACGCCGCTCGGTATTGATGGTCTTTCCACGAACTCGGTTTCTTACCTGTTCGATGAATCAGCATCCATCAGTTCGGAAACACATAACCGGGTCGCATTATGGCGAGTTCAGCTCGATTTCTACGGCGATGCAGCGCAGGAGAACGTGAATGTAATCTCCACGATTACGC